ACCCAGCAGCATTAGTACAAGAATTATTTACTGACCCAGGTGCAGCACTTGCTGCCCTTGGCAGTGTAGGTGCAGACCTGCCACCTGAAGTTCGTGAGACTGCAGAAGATGTAGTCGTATCAGCCATCATCGCTGGTGGCATAGCAACCCAGGCAGCAGCAGGCGCTGCCGCAACCGCCGCATACAGGAGAAAACCATAATGAAGAAACTGCTATCAGATATTGCCAATCAACTGTGGACACTCCTTGGAATGTTCGTCGCTTGGGTAGTCCTTGAAGGGTCAGCCAAGACAGTTGTTGGTTATTCGATTGTGATTTGTCTCATAATCTGGACAGTCACATTGAACCTACGTAATCTAAAGGACGATGAATAATGGATACATTTAAGAACGTAATGATGCGAATCCTCGCAGTCATTGCAGCAGAAGCACTAGGTGTTATCGGTGCTGGTTCTCTAGTTGGCATCGAAGTATGGCAGGCAGCAGTGCTTGCTGGTGCACTAGGTGCAGCACGAGTACTAGAAGCACTGGCACGTTTCTTCCTAGCCGATGGCAATCTATCAGCAGAAGAAATCAACGCAGCCTTTGCCAAGGTTGACAAGAAGGCGAGTGAATAATATGGGTCAGCGTAATGACTTTATCAAGGTGGCACGTGGGGAAGTCGGTGTCATTGAAGGTCCTAAAGATAACGAGACAAAGTACGGTGCTTTCACCAAGGCTAACTTCCTCCCTTGGTGTGGCTCGTTCGTGATGTGGTGTGCAAATGAAGTGGGACTTAAGATTCCTAATGTGGTCGGCACGCTGGCGGGAGCGCAAGCGTTCATTAAGAAAGATGCTTGGGAAAAAGTAGATGAAGCAACTCCCCTCCCAGGGGATATCGTCTTCTTTGACTTCCCTAATGATGGCATCGACAGAATCTCTCACGTTGGAATCGTCGTACGAGACAACGGAGATGGTACAGTTCTGACTATCGAGGGCAACACAGCCCCTGATAAGAAGGGTGACCAGCGCAACGGAGGGCAAGTATGCCTGAAGAAGCGTGCTTACAAAGCGAAGAACGGTGCAGCACTGAAGAAGTCCCTACCTGTTTACATCGTAGGGTTCGGGAAGCCTGTCTTCAAATCCTAAGGAGAACCAAATGAACAAAGATAAACTAATCGCAATCGCAAGTACCTACTTCCGTGCAGCATTCGCTGCCGTAACAGCACTCTACCTTGCAGGTGAGACAAGCCCTAAGGCTCTACTCTCAGCAGGCGTAGCAGCGGTTGCAGGTCCAGTCCTCAAAGCACTAGACCCTAAGGCAACTGAGTTCGGCAAGGGTTCTAAGTAACCTAAGTCTTAAGTCATAAAGACCCCATCATCTTGGCAACACGCCAGGGTGGTGGGGTTCTTTTTGTTTTTGTGCTACAATTATCCTGCCTTGAAAGAGGTGGGGGGGTTACCTCAAATGAAGATTACACGAGGGAACCATCGTCTCTATCCGCCATATAAATTTTAATTTATGGGGGGTAGGGGGGTATTCCTAAAATCAGATTGCCGAGGGTAATCTGATTATAATTAAATAATAATAATAAAAGAATTACATAGTTCTCCTGTGTTGAGTTCATCTCCTGTCCTCCACAGGAGGACTATGTATTAACTACTAGACAGGAGTAATACCTATGTGGAATCCATTCAAGCGACACGAAGAAGAACACGATGACATTGCTTGGCTTATTGCTGAACTAACATCTGCTCTTTATGAACTACACGAATCAGTTGTAGAACTTCGTGAAGATGTTGATTACCTTGTAGACTTTATCGATGATTAAACTTGACGAGTATCAGTTACCTGAACACGTAAGTTATTCAGCGTTCACTACATTCCTGACTTGCGGATATCAGTACTACCTAGGTAGACTGCTTCAGGTTCCAGAAGAACCATCCATCTGGTCAGCAGGAGGACGTGCTTTCCACCACGCAACGGAGTTGTACGACTATGACAACGAATGAGTTATGGGCGAAAGCCTGGGCTAAGGAGACTGAAGGGTTAAACCTTGAGACAGCCCGTCGTGCAGGACGTGCCACCAAAGAGAATCCTAATAAGGAAGACGGCAATTGGTGGAATACTAATGGTTCCATTTGGGTAGACAACTACATCAAGTGGCGCAAGAACAATCCTAACTGGAAAATCTGGACGACTCCACAAGGTGTACGTGCCATCGAACTGGAGTTGAATCCAGTCATTGCAGGTGTACCAGTGAAGATGTTCATCGATAGAATCTTTGAGGTTAACGGACAACTTGTGATTGTCGACCTTAAGACTTCTCGTGCTAGACCTACATCTGACCTTCAACTTGGCTTCTACAAAGTAGGAGTTGAGATGATGATTGGAACTGAGGTCAACCTAGGCAACTACTGGATGTCTCGTGAATCTGGGACAGGAGAGATGATTGACCTAAGCAGATATACCAAGGACACGCTGGAGTACTTTGTTGATGGCTTTGACAAAGCACGTAAGGCTGGTATATTTCTACCGAACCTACAATCGTGCAGTTACTGTGGACTCACAGAACACTGCCAATTCACTAAAGGAAAATAACTATGGCTAACGAAGATTGGAAGTTGCAGTGGAGCATTAAGACTCCTACTGGTGACTTGATTAACGTACGAGCAAACACAGCAGAAGAACTCTCTGTATTGCTAGAAGGAATTGCTGAGGTCTCAGGACAGGCAGCATCAACATCAAAGGTGGTTCACGGTGCTTACACTGTAGCCCCTTTATCGACGGCTGGTTCGGGAGCAGACACTCCTCCTTGGGAATCCTCCGCAACCAGCCAGCCTCAGGCAGCATCAGGTATGGGACTATCATCACCGACCTGCGTTCACGGGAGCCGCAAGTTCCTGTCGGGGATTTCGAAAAAGAACGGCAAGCCTTACTCAATGTGGGTATGCCCTCAACCGCAGGGAGCAGACCAGTGCTCACCAGTCAACGGCTAGACCTTGACATCTAAATAACATTGGCGGAGGGGTAGTTAATCGGGGAAGGTGACTGCCCCTCTTCCAACTTAAGACAGGAGAAGTCGTGAGAACATTAGTAAGAAGTGTCGGTAGGTCCGACATTGGTGGAGAACCATTACCACCAGTATTCAAAACATTTAATACCAATAAAATTATTGCACGTCGGTCAGAAGTATCGATGTTCGCAGGTGTACCAGGGGTCGGAAAGTCCACTCTAGCACTGGCTTTAGCCCTCCGTATGAGAGTTCCAACTCTCTACGTTTCTGCTGATACCAACGCACACACTATGGCTATGCGTTTAGCATCGATGATTAGTGGTAAGAATCAGACTGACGTTGAACGATTGATGGAGTCAGACCCAGGCTGGACTAAGGCTGTACTACAAAAGGGTTCACACATTGTGTGGTCCTTTGAATCCAGTCCGACTCTGTTTGATATCAACGAAGAGGTTGAAGCATTCGAGGAACTATGGGGTACTCCACCTGCTGCAATCTTCATCGATAACCTGATGGACATTGCCACCGATGGTGGTGAAGAGTTTGCATCTATGCGTGCAGTGATGAAGGAACTCAAGTACCTTGCTCGTATTACCAATGCTGCTATCGTGGTGTTGCACCATACATCTGAGGCTGTGCCAGGGAATCCTACTCAGCCACGCTCTGCATTACAGGGTAAGGTCGCGCAGATTCCTGCACTTATATGTACACTAGGTGTAGTGGGAACGTCGATGGCAATCTCACCAGTAAAGAATAGATACGGCAGGGCTGATGCTAACGCTAACCTAATGTGTTGGCTAGCATTTAATCCAGAGTATATGTTTATGGACGACATACCAGAGAACGGTGGATAGTAATGATTAGAGAAGAAGAAGATGACACAACGCAAGAGATGCGTGCACTCATCGTACTTGAGATTAAGCAAGAGACTGAGAAGTTAATTCAGAAGATTGAATCAGCAAAGGTTCCTATCACTGATGAGTGGACTGATGGTCTAAACGCTGGACTATCGTGGGCGCAACGCATCCTACGTAAGGACAAGAGTGCGTCTTAAGTGCCAAGTCAATCACGCAAGCATAGAGGTTACAGAACTCAAAAGGTTTGGGCTAACTTCTTAGCAACTAAAGGGTTTCCCTTTGCAGAATCTACTGGTGCTGGACGCACAGGCAGTGACATCACTGGCACAATCGGTATCGACTGGGAGATAAAGGCACGCACTGGATTTAATCCTGCTGCTGCTATAAAACAATTGAAGGAACGAGACAATGGTGACCTTGGTATTGTTGTCTTAAGACTTAACGGACAAGGTGAGAAGTCTGTTGCTGACTGGGTTACTATACTCAGAGCAGAAGATTTAGTATGGCTACTACGGGAAGCAGGGTATGGTGATAAAAATTGACAACGACTTGCCATCCATCAGAGGAATCCTTGAACACTACGGGGCAACCATACGCAGTACTCACGGACAAGTTAATCTTAGGTGTCCCTTTCACGGTGACTCACACCAAAGTGGTACGGCGAATCTCGACAAGAACATCTTCATCTGCTTCGCTTGTGGTGTACAAGGAAACAGTATTCAAATTGTCGCACAACAAGAAGGGCTAAAGTTTAATGAAGCAAAGCAATTCGCAGAAGGAATTACTGGGGAGAGCCACGAAGTCGTACGCGGAAAGTATTCATCTGGCAGAAGATTACCTAGCAAGCAGAGGAATTCCGCTGGAGGTAGCACGGTTGGCTCAATTAGGCGTAGTCGCGGAGCCTGAGGTAGGGCACGAGGCATACACTGGGCGACTATCTATTCCTTACATCACTAAGACTGGTGTAGTTGACTTAAGATTTCGTAGTCTTAATCCTGCAGTCGAACCAAAGTATATGGGTATGACTGGTGCAGAGACACGTATGTATAATGTGCTAGATGTTGAACGTGCTGGTGATTGGATAGGAGTATGCGAAGGTGAACTTGATACCCTTACTATGTCTAGGTGCGTTGGCTTTCCTTGCATTGGTGTACCTGGAGCGAACTCCTGGAAGAAGCACTACACACGATTGCTCGCTGACTTTGAAAGAGTCTTTGTCTTTGCAGACGGAGACCAACCAGGTAGAGAGTTCGCATCCTCTTTGGCTAGAGAGTTGCCAGTCACTGTTGTGGGATTCGAAGACGGAGCAGATGTTAATTCGGTGTTCGTGGAACGAGGAGCCGAATACATTCTGGAAAAGATTGGTATCGAAGATTGACATTCGAAGGGTTTGACCCCCATAACTATTGCAACGATTGTCATATTCAATTCGATGATTCATTCCAGTTGATTGACCATCTGCTTGAGGACGACGAAGAGTTCGACCCGTACTACATACTACCCAACGGATACAAACTTCTGCTAGGCTCACTGCTAAGGTTTATGTTTAACCATAAGGATGAACCTGACCAGATAGAACTTATCGCTCAGTCAACCTATGTCACTCTCTTTGCATCGGAGATGGGCTATGACTTGGTAGATGATTTGGTTGAGGATATGGTAGTCAAGTCTGCACTCGTGGACTTTGATAGCGAATTGAAGAAGTTATTAGAACGGGATACGAATGACACAGAAGGCGGAGCGTGAAGAGATATGGCTGATTATAACCCATCTGGCAGGACTTGGGCTGAACGTCAAGAGTTACTCAGTGGAGGACGAGATGCTGTCAGTGACCATACACGTACCGATACTAACTGGGCAGAGTTCGAACTAAACGTACGAGATGTGATGCAGGAACTAGGTGACTTGCTCATCAAGAAGCATCGTGACTACGGACCAAAGAACATTACCAACTCACCATATGGTCCGACTCAAGGGCTGGTCGTACGTATGTGGGACAAGATAGCCCGCATTGTTAACCTCACTAAGCAAGGCAACGTGACCGCAGAGAACGAACCACTTGAGGATTCCTTCAAAGATATCGCCAACTATGGTATCATTGGGCTATTGGTATTGCGAGGGAAGTGGGATAAATGAAAGAGCAGGAACTCTTTGACTGGCTTAAGACAGAAAAGTTTCCTGACCTTGTGCACTCCCCTGAAATCTTTGATGGCTTTGACTGTACATCAGCAGAGCATAAGATGTTTATAGAACTTAAGTCACGAAAGACTCATTACCCTGACTTGCTTATCGAGAAGATGAAGTATGACTTCCTGATTGAAGAAGCAGATAAGTTAGGTTACGAACCTTGGTATGTGAACCATACACCCGAAGGCATCTGGGCTTTCGGTCTTAAGAAACAACCAGAGATTAGTTGGGCAGAGAAGTGGTTGCCATCTACCACAGAGTTTGCTAATAAGAATAACAAGATGAAGATGGTTGGCTTCCTCCATATAGATAACGGAGTGAAGATTAAATGATTGAGTGGGAACGCATTGAACGTTGGCAGTATGTAGTTGATGCTGTCGCCTCTGAGTACAAGCGTAAGTTTACTGACATAGATATAGAAGATGTCAAGCAATCTTTGTACCAGTGGTTCGTTGAGCATCCCAATAAACTAGATACGTGGGAAGCAATCGGTGAGAAGGATGCTAAGAATCTTATCTATCGTAGCCTACGCAATCAAGCACTAGATTATTGTCAGCATTGGAAGGCTAAGTCAGGTGGCTATGAGACCAGTGATTTGTTCTACTACGAAGCAGATATGGTTGAGGCTTTACTTTCTCCTGTCTTAAGAGGTGAATGGGGAGTCACGGGTAAGTTAGACCTCGGCAGACCTGGCGCACCATCAGCACCTAATGAAGGTGGTAACTTGATGGCGATGATGATTGAGATTGACTATGCTTATTGGAAGTTATCTAAAGATGATAAGAAGTTATTGTTCTTACGTCACGCAGAAGCGTTGGACTTCCCTGACATTGCTAAAGAGATGGAACTAGGAAGCGAAGACACGGCTCGTATGAGACACAAGCGTGCCATTCGCAAACTAGTTAACCGCATTGGTGGCTTTAAGCCATACTCTGATAACGACTTCGACGCTGTTCAACCAGTTCAGCAGGAGTCAACAGAGGCTTAGATGTAAGGTGCCATAGGTGGCACACCTTGCACTGATAAGCGCGGGTCGGTAGCGTCTTGCCTCGCCAACCAACGTGACCTGACCACGCCTTAGAGATTACTTTATCTGCGTGTTCTTTGTTTGGGTATCGTGTCTTAAGACATTGCGTACTCATTATCCCACCACCCAACACAACCAAAAGACTGCAGAGAATGCAGCAAACAATCCGCCGATTAGTAGTGATAAGAATATCGCTGGTGCTAGTACTTCAAATAACGTCTTCATCTGGTGTGCTTTCTGCTGGGTCTGTGTGTAGGTGTTCTGGGTAATCTTGTATTAGTTCTGCGTGGTGTAGTTCTACTATCTCTTTCCAACTTTGTACTTGTGGTACGTCCATCTTATCCTCCTGTGCTATAAAACCCTTCACCCTTGAAGTGAACAGGTGTTGCTGACCATACCCTAACCATTGTCTTTTGACAACAGATAGGCTCGGTGTTGTCACCGAAACTTCTTTCTATCTCTTGTGTTCCATTGCATTCGTTACACTTGTAGTCATAGCGTGGCATCTTCTACCCTTTCAAAGGCTTCAACAAACTGTGCGTATGTCATATAGACCACAGGTATTGAGTCGTCTTCCTTCTTAAGCGCTACAAAGTAGCCGTCCCAAGTTGGCTTAAAAGAATCAAAGACTTCATACTCTGAGCCTGTGACTTTACTTCTCCACTTCATTATATCTCCCCATCTATCGGTGTTGGTGCGGTTGATTCAGTACCGCATTCCTTACACTTCTGCCTTAAGTCGTACCAACCTACCTCCCTTGATTCCTTATCCCACATTACAGTTATCTCGAACATAAGACAACCGCATATGCAAGCAAGGGTCGGGTTCTCTAGGTTGTATAAGTCAAACATCAGTACCAGTTACGTCTTACGTGGTGAGACCACGCACGGCAAGGTGTTTCATAGCGATGCTTGATATACTTGTAAGCGTTCAGTATCTGAATGGCTGGGTCTTTGCTTGTCTCACGTAGCACTTGCGCTATGCCGTAGGCACTACTGCCTTGTTGGTTCTTGGCGAGGTGGTCGAAGCGTGACTCCTTTGTAAATAGTTTGTAGACACACTGCCTCTGTCTTAAGTCCCAACCATAGCCAGCCTTGGCAAATCTCATAGCCATAATCTTGTTGGCTGTCTTCTGTTCCATCGTTGCCTTGGTCTGTTCTTTGACTGGGTGCTTGAGTGTTACCCCGACATTGACATTGACATCGTTACCGATTGGAATAAAGGTGATGACAACTACAAGGATTAGTCCTGCTACAAGTTCTCTTTTCATCTCGCTATTCTACCAAGCCCTCGCTTGACATTCCTAGCGTGTCGCTCTTCGTGTCGTACTGCGTTATGTGTGTGCTTAAACCCACGCATAAGGGCACGCTCTGAGGTCAATCGCCCACCCCAAATAGACCCGTTGCCACCGATAGACCATAGAAGATTCTCGTCCTCTAGTCCCTGCTGTAAGCACTCGAACTTTACAGGACAGTCGTTGCATATCTCAATCGCTTCGATACTTCTTAAGACTTGAAGTTGTTGTTCATCTCGTAGCACACTGTTCTCGTAGTGCCATAGGTCAGGGTCAGGGTGTCCATTGCATAGCCCCTCTGTGTGCCAGTCTCTGTTGTTATTCATTTACTACCGCCTTAAGTCGTGAGACTTTGAGTACTGACTCTGCCTCTGCGAAATGAATATCCTCTAGGTGTACTGACTTACCTATCTGATTTTCCCATAGCCATTCGTCTTGCTCTTCGCATTCCCATAGGTCGAAACCCTTTGGTGTCTGCTTGCCTTCGGGTAGAAAAACATCAACGATACGTACTCCCTCTACCTTGTATGAGATGCGATACTGATTCATTAGTACCAACCCTCTGAGGTATGGAACTCGTTGCACTTTGTGCAAGTCCATTCACCAAACCAAGTTGTCTCTCCGTGAGAATACTCTTCCTCTGTATCAATCTCCTGCAAGTTTCCGCAATCACACTCAACCTCTTGTACTGCGTGGCTTGTGTTGCGTAGTGCGATGGTGTCACCCTGTAGATACTGTGGCTCACTCATTGTCGTCCTCCTCTGTGATTAAACCTAGGTCACGCAACGCCTGCATTGCCTGCTCTAGTGTGCTGATTGCTTCGCTAATCTTCTGTTCGTTATTCATATTAAAGCACGTCCTCTGATAGTGAGTCAAGAAAGTATTCAAAAGAATCTGCTCCGAATTGCTGTGACTCTTCCCACTCTATGACCCAGTTGGGTTTAGCAATAAAGTTTCTGCCATCTAGAAACTGCAAGTCGTATCCATCGTATGCGTCCCAGTGCAGAAGTACTGAGTACTCGACACCATCGCGCTCGAATGTGATGCGCTTATCAAACGCTGTCTCTTCCTTGCTTGCGCTTTGAATTTCAATCTCCATCTTATTCTCCTGTCTTAAGTAGTAATAGTTCTCTTGCTCTTTCTAAGTTAGCAACTTCCCAAACCTCGCCGTCATCGTGTCGTACTGTCCACGTTGTGCCTTCGTCTGAGATGTGTCGCTTGATTGTGTATGCGCCGTAAATGTAATGCCCTGCTTTGGCTCGTGTCAAGTTCATAGTTCGCCTATCTCCTTTGAATTCTGTATGATTCCTATCACAACCAGCACTACGATTGGTAGTCCTGCTATCAGTAGCGGAATCATTCTGCGCCTCCATTAGGTAACTCTCCAGCCGATACGAGTACCGCCTCAAGGTGGTCGAGTGCTTCTTGCTTGCGCTTATAGTTGGTGCCTAGCATCTCGTTCGCCTTGCGTAGTGTGCTTGCTTTGGCTGTCATCTTCATACCTGTTTTAATCTCAAGTCTTAAGTAGGAAACCAAACTGTGAAGTATGAATAGATTCACGCCGTCCTGTCCTCCTGCTCCTCGGAAGTTTCCTTCTTCGTCGTAGTCAAACCCTTCTCGTCCCTTTGTTACTGCGCTTAGTGTTGTCTCGGGTAGCATTAGTTCTCTCCTGTCTTAAGTTGTAAGTTCCACTTGTCTAACGTTCTGCCTAACTTCTGTGTAAGTTCTTGCTCCATACCTACGAAGTTCCCATCTCCTGCGTATCCATACTCCCAGTCTCCCGTGTTCCAATCGAAGATAGTTCCGTTAGGGAATGCGCTTTCCTCTGTGTCTATGTCTATGTCCCAACGATTCTTTCCCTCGTCGAAGACTATTGCGTAGTGATATCTCTTACTCATTTCTTTTCTCCTGTCTTAAGTCGTCGTGGATTGTGCCCGCATTGGCTGATTGGATAAAGACAATCTCCGCAGATTACGTCGTTCATTCGTTGCCTCCTGTATAGTCTTCCGTCCATTGTTCGTGTAGGTATCCGCCCATAGTTGAGATGAGTCCTGTGTGGATTACGATATTGCCTGCGCTATCTTCTGTCAATCGTGCGCCTTTCATATTCTCTTCGACCCACTGTCTTAAGTCGTGAACTGTATCTACCTCTGCGAGATTCATAGCCCACCCACCTGACACTCTGCGATAGTTCCCCAGCAAAAGCCAGTCCCTGTCCAGTTGAAGTTCATTGAAACTGTCCATACTCCTACTGCTAGCGCTACCCAAAACGCTACGCGTACCGCTGTGCGTAGTCGGTAATATCTTTTTGTGTATCTCATTATGCTAACGCTCCTGTCTTAAGTTGTGAAAAGATAACCTCGTCGTCGTAGTTGTTTGCAATCTCCCACCCTGCGCCCTCTGTGTAAAGGTAGTAGTACTCCTCGCCTGAGTTGAAGTTGGTCACCCAATCTGCAACGCTGTCGAATGTTCGGGCTTCCTGTCCTGTCTCGCCTCGGTCTCTGCCGTAGGCAAGGCACCAGTCCTCGTTCCTGTCGTCCACGTTGTTGAAGTCGTGCTTGCTTCCGATGTGCTGACTTAAGGCGGAAAGATTTCCTAGTGCCATAAGTTCTCGCACCTTGTCTGCGTCTTGATAGTGTTCATCGAGAGTTGCTCCGACACCTGCTCGGTATCCGTCAAAGTGGCAGTAAATCGCGGTCACCTTGTCGCCTTGCTTCATTGCGATTGTGCTTCGTGTACTCATTTTAGTTCTCCTGTCTTAAGTCGTTAGTCTTGGTTGTCTTGTTTAGTAGTGCTTCGAGGTGGTCTATCCACCTTGCTAGTAGTTCGTCGTCTTGCTGATTCATTTCCTGTCTCCTGTCTTAAGCCATAAAGATGTTGAATAGACCCTGAGCAACGTCTTGATTAAGCGCTGCGATTAGTGCTGTTAGTGCGATGAGTGGCATTAGTAGTTTCATCTTTACTCCTCTCCTTCTTCTGTCTCTTCGTCTTCTTCACAGGTGCATTCGTCGTCCCATTCTTCGCAACCTTCGCAACGGTCTGCGAGGTGGTCGGTCTTGATTGAGTAAACTTCTGCGCCGTACTTATAATCTTCGTAGTTCCAGCCCTGCTCTTCGGCTTCCGCTTCGCTTCCTACTTCTACCTCGTAGTAGTACTCCACGGTAACTTTTACTGCGTATTTCTGCTCCATCTTTTTGCCTTTCGTTTGGTTGTTGTTGTGGTTTATTCTTGCAAAGTTCTTGCGCGTTGCCTAGGATTTCGGGGTGTGATGTCCGTCTCGTGTCTTAAGTCGTTACCCCCTCACCGTGAAGTCGTGAAAGCAATTCTGGCAACGAGGGGCGCACTCTTCTAGGGTCTTCGCTGAGAGGCGAATCTTGTTCCCGCAATCGCACTCGGCTACGAGGAGGTTCTTATTGCGTCCTTTTGGTTTCTTCTGCTCGCCTGAATCTGCGGTAAGTAGTAAAGCCTCTTCAATAAGTCTTAAGGCGTGAGACCAACGCTCCGCGCATTCGTCGGATACCTCGGTACCGCTCCACCCGATGCGCCCTGCC